AGTGTCTTGGGCTGAGGCGCAATATCAAACCTCTGGCGCATCAACCGTCAACGAATTTAATTCATTCAATCGCGGCGTTGGTCGCGGAATTGCACGAGGAATAGCATGACTCCGATTTTCGCGCCTTTTGGCACGGCCTACAGTTTCCGTGCCCCTGTGGTTAAGACTGGATCGACTAACTTTGCGGCCAGCACCGACACGCCGTTGCTTTGGACGCCCGCTGCGGGTGATGTGAAAGTCATTCAGAACGGCACGCTTCTGGGCAACATCACGACTCTGCCGACGTATGTAGGTACTCAGTACACCATGAATTTTTCTTTGTCGGCGACCGAAATGGCGACCGATGAGGTCATCATTCAGGTGGTCAACCGGACGTATGTGACCGACCAGATGTTCCGTATCATCACCGCCCCGGATGGAGCCGTCAGGAGCCGTCTGGCGCAGGCTGGAGCCTCTTCGACGATCACCTTGGATACGGGTGCCGCATCAGTTGACAGCCTCTACAACGGCAACATCGTGGCGATCATTGCGGGCACGGGTATTGGGCAGTGTCGAGTCATCACCGGGTATGTTGGTTCGACCCGAGTGGCCACGGTTGATAGCGCGTGGGTGACTACCCCCGACGCCACTTCGGTGTTCGCTCTGTATCCCCAAGCTCTCATTGGTCTGACTTCGGCTCAGGTCACTGCAGCGGTTCCTTCGGTGTCCCAGATCAGCACTCAGATCTTTGATACTGAGACGATCGAAACCGGGGTTACTTTCCGAAACTGGCATAAGGTTGTCGGAGCATTGGGTCCGTCTATTCGGACTGGTATTGGCACCACTACCGAGGTCTACAAGGCCATCAATAACTCTGGAACGACCCGAGTTACTTATGTGTTCCCGACGGTGTCGAGTGGCAATCCGTCGTCGATCACCTATAATTTTGCCTAATCATGTCACTCGCCTATTCCGGCTTACCTTTCTTCGGGCTTGCCTACCGTCCGCTGGCATACAGGGGTTCTAATTCAATGGCACAAACTGGCTTTACACCAATCCTGCACTATGCAAGCGGAACGGCTAGTGCCGCTCCCGATCCTTCATTTCTGACCAGTTCCTCAAACGGAGCAGAACTGGCCGTTAATTACACGGACGGAAAGCTGTTCTACAAGGACAACCTTGGTGCGGTTCAAGTCCTTGCATGGAAGACGACTCCAGTGACTGCTGGGGGTACCGGTCTTACCTCCCTGACTGCGGGATACGTTCCTTTCGGTAGTGGTACGTCGGCTCTGGATAACTCATCGAGTTTCACCTATACCACTGGAACCAGCACCCTTGCGGCACCGGTCATCTCTGCATCGACCAGCATGGCAAGTGCGGGGAATATGCTGTTCTCCGGTACGGCCACGAGGATTCAAGGTGACTTTAGTAACGTCACACTGGCAAACCATACGGCATTTCAAGATAAGACGACAAATAACGCGACCGCTATTTATGCGTTGCCAAATGGCACATCAAACGTCGCAGGTTGGTACGGATTTAATAATTCTGATCCTACAAATGCCGCTTATATTGCCTTTCAAGCAAATGCAACACTGACGGGCATATATTCATACGCATCAGGATCAGGTACTGCGTTGCCGCTGACATTTAATATCAGCAACACAGAAGCCGCTCGATTCCAAACCAATGGCAATCTTCAGTTTTCAGGTACTGGCCAGAGAATCCAAGGTGACTTTAGTAACACGACAGGCGCAAACCGGACGGCGTTTCAGGACAAGACGACGAATAACGGCACAGATATGTATGTGTTGCCTAACGGTACGTCTAATCAAGCCGGCATATATGCGTGGGCAAATTCTGATCCTTCAAATGCTTCGTATATTGGCATTGGAATGGCAGGAGGATCTGCTCGGATTATATCTGGCTCAGCTGGAAGTGGCACGGCACTGCCAATGTCTTTTGTTGTAAATGGCGCGGAGTTTGGGAAAGTTTTAACCGGCGGTGCGTGGACGTTTGGTGGAACAGCGGCTGGCAACTTTCAACCCGGCGTGCTAAACGCGGTTGGCTATGCGTCTCGAAACGGCACAGCAGGAAATTGCGCTGGCAACATAATGAATCTGTATTGGTCAAGCCCAAATGCGTACTTGTACGTTGACGGCTCAAACCTCGGCGCAATCAGCGTTTCGTCTGACTATCGAGTCAAGCAAAACATTGTCACGCAAACCGCCAACGCGGTTGATCGCATCAACGCTTTGCGCCCAGTTCAATACGAATTTAAAGATGCCGGGGATCTGTTTAAAGCGGATGGCGTAACTCGCGAAGGGTTTATTGCTCATGAGTTGCAAGCGGTGATTCCGTCGGCGGTATTTGGCGACAAAGATGCCTTGACCGAGGATGGAAAAATTCAGCCGCAGTCGCTCAAGCTAGATGCGCTGGTGTCTGTGCTGACCAAGGCCGTGCAGGAACTGTCGGCTCGCGTTGCCACGCTGGAAGCGAAGTAAGGGAATCCATCACCCTATTTTGATGGAACACTGGGGAAAATAAATGGAAAAAATCACTCTCTCGACTGCTCTTGTTAACCAGATCATGGGCTATCTCGGAACCCGTCCGTTTCAAGAGGTATTCCAACTGATTACTGCAGTCCAAGACGAAGCCAAAGCTCAGTCTGAGACCATCGACAAAAACTAAATTGGCGGAAGGGCCAGTCATGTCAGAAATTGATCCTCGTGAATTTGGTCGCTTAGAGTCAGAAGTCAAAAGTCTGAGCGATCAGGTGACTGCCCTTCAAGCTGATGTCAAATCCCTTCTGGAGCTTGCTCACAAGTCTAAGGGTGGGCTCTGGGTTGGGATGGCGGTGGTGAGTTTCTTGAGCGGAGTAGTCACTCTGGCTATAGAAAGACTTTTCAAACCGTAGGAGGTTGAATGAACTGGCTTGCACAGATTGCACCGACGCTTGCGACCGCTCTTGGTGGGCCTCTCGCGGGTCTTGCGGTTGCTGCCATCTCTAAAGTCATTGGCGTCCTGCCCGAAGAGGTCAAGGATGTCATCGACAACGGAAAGCTGACTGCAGACCAGATCGCTTTGATCCGGCAGGAAGAGATCAAGTTTAAGGAGCAGGCCCTAGAGATGGGCTTGAACTTTGAGAAGCTTGATGTCACCGACCGGGCAAGTGCTCGTGAGATGCAGGTCGCGACGAAGTCTCGGACTCCCGACATCCTGTCTGGGGTGATCACGATTGGGTTCTTCGGGATCCTCATTGGGATGCTGATGGGTTACCCGAAGGATGGATCTCAACCCCTTCTGATCATGCTTGGTTCACTTGGAACCGCATGGGTATCGGTGGTGGCCTTCTGGTTCGGATCAACGAACGCCGGCCAGAAGAAGGATGTGATGCTGTACAACTCGACGCCCGTGAAATGATTACGAACTTCAGTCGATCGCTTGGGTTGATCCTCCAGTCTGAAGGAGGGTTTACCACGGACCCTAGAGACCCCGGCAATCGATTGCCAGACGGTCGTCCGGGGTCAACCAACCTTGGGGTCACGCAAGCGAACTGGGAGGCTTATGTTGGCCATCCGGTGAAGTGGTCCGAGATGCGGACCTTGACTCCTGAGATCGTCAAGCCGTTCTACAAGAAGAAGTATTGGGATGCGGTCAAGGGTGACGAACTTCCGACTCCTATCGATTACATGATGTTCGACTTTGCGGTCAACAGTGGCCCGGTGAGAAGCATCAAGCTAATGCAAAAGGCAGTGGGTACCGTTCAGGATGGGATTTTCGGACCGATGACGATGACGGCCATCAAGGCAATCCCTATCCATAAGTTGATTCAGGACTTCTCTGATGAGAAAGAGTGGTGGTACAAAAGTCTTCGAAATGAAAATTTCGAGCGCGGCTGGTTGAATAGAGTCGCAAAAGTTGAAAATAATTCGGTCAATATGATCGGGTAAAAATGAGCAAGATACGCATTATCTCTGTTGATAGTGCGTACAAGGCCCTGATCGACCTTCAGCTTCTTTGTCTTCCGAGTGATGACCCGGAGACACCCAAAGAAGGAAGCTGGTGGTGGTTGGCAATAGATGAAGATGGCAAGGCAGTTGGGTTCGCAGGAATGCGGCCATCGGATAGGTGGCAGCAAACAATGTACCTGTGTCGCGCCGGGGTTCTTCCCGAGTATCGCGGACAGGGAATCCAAAAGCGCCTGATAAGGGTGCGGCTGATCAAAGCCAGATCCCTTGGCAACACCCATGCAATCACGGACTGCACGACGGAGAACCCCGCGTCTGCCAGAAGCTTGATTGCAGCAGGATTCAGACCGTATTGGCCTCAAATCCCATGGGCACTGCCCCATAGCATCTATTGGATCAGGAAATTGTAATGACTGTCTCTAAAATTCCAGACAAAGTAATTGCGGATACCATGCGGGCGCTAAAAAGCCCAATAAAAGTCGCCAAGGAACTTAATATTGGTGAGCGTCAGGTATATAAAAGACTAGTGTCGATTGAGAAAAAAACAGGAGAGACTTTCAAAGTAGAGTCCGCCACCGTACAAAGACGGGAACAGTACTCACCTGAATATGATTCTCTAGAACTGAACGTAACCGACTCCGTGATGGTTATGTACTCGGATGCTCACTTTTGGCCGGGTCTTGACTCTTGTGCTAACCGGGCATTGTTGAAACTTCTCCCCGAGATCCGACCCAATTACGTCTGGGATCTGGGAGATAGTCTTGATGCGGCGAGTGTAAGTAGGCACCCACCTAACGGTTGGACTGATATGCCGAAGCTTGCCGTCGAGCTTGAAGCGATGCTGATGGCCAAGCGGAAGATCAAAGAGGTATCGAAGGGCGCTAGTCACGCGATGATTCACTCAAATCACGCGGCGAGGTTCGACAAGTACTTTGCGATGAACGCTTCCGAGGCGAAGGGTATTCGTGGGACGCGGCTTCGGGACCATGTTGAAGAACCGATCTATCTCCGAGTGATCATCAATGAGCATACCTTGCTGATTCACGGGATGAGGCACGGGATTCACGCGCAATATAACAACGTCCAGATGGCGCATATTTCCACGATCAGCGGGCATCTCCATGCACAACAAGTCCGACCAAGAACCACCCTTTCAAAAGTTAACGGCGGAACAACTACAATCTATGGCGTTGACGTTGGAACGCTGGCTTCAGTTGACGGTCCGCAATTTGATTATCGTCTGGGTACTCCTAGTGATTGGCGTAGTGGTTTTGCTGTAATTACTTTCAAGGACGGTATTTTGATGCCGCCCGAGTTTTGTACGGTGGTTGACGAAGACAAGGAGATAGTGTTCTTCCGTGGCAAGGCCGTCGATCTGTCGATATAATTCTGAAATGATAGGATGAACTAATATGGCCAACCCATCTTGGGTGATGACGTATGACAGTCTGAACTCGGTTACTTTGCAGTACCTAGAGCGGTCAGACACGGCTACGATCAACGCCATCCCGACGTTCATCACGCTTGCTGAGTTTGAGATCGCGCAAGAGATTAAGACGCTTGGCCAGCTTCAGCTAGTTCAGTCAACCATGGAGGCGGGCAATCCCAACTTCCAGAAACCGGCCCGATGGAGAAAGACGGTATCGGTCAACTATACCGACACGAGCGGTAAAAAGAACCCGATCCTCCTGCGGAAGTACGAGTATCTCATCAGCTACTCGCAGAACAACACGCAATCCAGTGCTCCGCTGTATTACGCCGATACAAACTGGGACTGGTGGTACTTCTCCCCCACTCCCGATCAAGCCTATCCAGTCGAGATCCTGTACTACGAGCGGATTGCTCCTCTCAGTTCATCGAACCAGACGAACTGGCTGACGCAGAACGCCCCGAATGCGATGCTGTATGGAACTCTTCTCCAAGCGATGCCGTTCCTTAAAAACGATCAGCGGGTCATCTTCCTAATTGCTTCCATGGAAGCAATTAAAGCACTGAAAGACGAAGACGTTTCCAGAATTCCTGATCGTCAAGCAATTGTTACGGACAGCTAAACATGACTGCCTACACGAACCCATATACTGGCCAAACAATCAACCCGACTCAGACCAGCTATCAGAGTCTGACGATCAGTTCCAGCACGGTCTTAACGTGGCCTATCAACGGAACCACGACGACTACCGTCGCTGCGAACATTGTCGAAGTCACCGCTACCGCCTCTGGTTTGAACCTTCTGATGCCCCCGGCGACTCAGGTCTCGGTGGGTCAAGCGATCATCATTCGGAACGTCGGAACGAGCGGGAACTACTCATTCACGATTACTGACAACTCTGGAAATACGATCGTCAGTGTCCCGATCTCGGCTTCGGGATCGAATTCAAATACCTACTACCTCTACCTGACCAACAACTCGACGGTCAATGGCATTTGGTCGAGCATTGCGATGGGTATTGGTACGTCCTCGGCGACGGCTGGTGCCCTTGCGGGTAACGGTCTTATCGCCCTTGGTAATACCCTGAACGAGAACACTCCGGTTATCTCGTTCAACCTGTCGTATTCGTTTGTCTATACAGACCGGGCGACTCTGTACACATGGAACGGTGGTTCGGGTACGGCAACGCTTCCCAACCCCGCTCTTGTGGGTGCCGGCTGGTTTGTCCCGATCAAGAACAACGGTACGGGAACGCTGACTGTCTCGGCTGTAGGAACGGGATACTCAAGCGTCATCGATCCCACGAACAATGCTTCGGGCGCGGGCGGTCTTTCCTCTGTCCAGATCCAGATTGCAAACTCCAGCGTCTTCGTGACTGATGGGGTGTACTGGTACAGCTACGCTCTGGCTCAAAGCAACACCTTCAACTACACCCAGCTTTCGGTTGTCACTACGTCCCTGACCTCGCCATACCTCTTATCTTCAGCGAATGCGAAGTCGGTAATCCAGACGTATTCGGGGACGCTGACTGCGAACCTCTTGGTTCTGGTTCCTCCGACGGTTCAGATCTATTCATTCCTGAACTCGGTGGGTACCGGTGGGGGTACTTACTCACTGACGTTCGGCGTATCGAACTCGACCGGAACTGCAGCGGCTGGTACGACTGTTACTGCAGCAAATAACCAAGCGGTTCTGGCGATTTCTGACGGCACGAATATGTACAACGCGAACAGTGCTTCGCTGGGTACGGTGTCCTCGGTTCTTCTGGGTAACGGGTCGTCTGCGTCACCGTCTTTGGCTTGGCAGAACGATGCAAGCTCAGGCTTCTATTCGCCGGGTTCGGGACAGATCGGTATCTCTATTGCCGGGGCTAGTGCTGGTGTTTTGACTGCCACCGGTCTTCGTCTTACTGTCGGCATCAACGGTGGTTCGTTCTAATGACAACAAAAAAAGTTGCGGTACTACAAGTCGGCGCTGGCATCCAGCGAGACGGGACGGAGTTCGCATCTTCATCGTATGTCGATGGTCAATGGTGCCGATTTCAGTACGGTCGCCCGAGGAAGATGGGGGGCTACTCTGGAGCCTTCCTAAACGCTCCCGGCATCAGCCGTGGGGTAATCATCAACTCTTCGAACGGACAGACATGGGTCATTTCCGGTTTTTCGGGGAGTGTTCAACAGTGGACGATTGGTAACAGCCAAGCGATTGGAACCGGTCCTCAGGCGGTCTACGCTCTGGGTTCGATCACCGCTACGTCGTTTTCGAATCAAGGCTCTGCGTACACCAATGGGACGTATACGAATGTCCCGATCACGACTACCTCTGGGAATGGCTCAGGAGCCTTGTTTTCGGTCACCGTAGCAAGCGGAATCGTCACGAGCTTGACCATCACCGCAGGCGGGACTGGATACGGCTACAACGACACCTTCACGATTGCTAGTGCATCACTAGGCGGGACAGGCTCTGGGTTTGTCGGGATCATCTCCGGTATTCCTTACTTCTCGACGAATGCAAATACCCTGTGGCAGTTCGACATTGGCTACGACTCAGGGGGTGGTGGTAATTACTCGGTCATTGGCCATCCCGGTCAGAACCTCCAGTTCATTGACTCGCAGATAAACACGCGGCCCTTGTATGGGCCATTCGCGGGGACGACCCTGAATCCTGTCGGTGTCTTTCAAGCCGTTGGGACGACGACCTCAGGATCATCGACGCTTACCTTCCCGTTTACCAATGTTGCGATGGGTGCCGGTGTTTCCGTCTCCGGGACTGGTATCCCTGCGGGGACGACGATTGTCTCTGCGAATATTGTCTCAAGCGTCTGGACTGTTGTTCTGAGCAACAACGCTACGGTTTCATCTCCTGCTACCGCTCTACTGGCTTCTGTTGCGGTTACTGGTACTGCAGGTCAATTCTCTTGCACCGCAAATACGGGTCTTGCTGCTGGCCAAGCCGTTCAAGTCACCGGAAACCTGACGGGTACCGCTACCGGAATCACTCCCGGTGTCTACTACATCATTGGCACCCCGACTAGTACGACGTTTACCCTGTCGAAAACTTTTGGCGGGACGGCGATTACCACGACCGCAGGAACGACTGCAGGCCTGACTTTTAACGTCGGTGCCTACCTTACCTTCGACAACAACATCAGCGTCTCTGGTGGATGCGTGATGCTGTACCCATACCTTTTTGTGTATGGGAACTACGGACTGATCCAGAACTGCTCTGCGGGGAACTTCAATAACTGGACCTCTGCAGACGCTAACGCAAACAACGTGGCGTCTAACAAGATCGTCAAGGGCTTGGCGTTGCGAGGTGGTACCACGAGTCCATCGGGTCTGTTCTGGAGCCTTGACAGCGTTATACGAGTCTCCTATGCCCCTCAGACGGTGGGAAGCTCAACGGTCTATTGGAAGTACGACCTCATCAGTTCTCAGTCCTCGATTATGTCGTCGTCATCAGTCATTGAGTACGACGGGATCTACTACTGGATCGGGGTTGATCGATTCCTGATGTACAACGGTGTAGTCCAAGAAATACAAAACAACCAGAACATGAACTGGTTCTTTGACGGGCTAAACCTTGCTCAAAGGCAGAAGGTGTGGGCATCTAAGGTTCCGCGCTGGGGTGAGATCTGGTGGTTCTACCCCAGAGGATCATCTACAGAGTGCAACGACGCGATCATCTACAACGTCAGGGACAAGTGCTGGTATGACGCTGGACTCTCGGACGGCGCAACGCGATCGGCGGGTTACTTCTCGGATGTGTTTGCCAAACCGATCTGGGCCGGGAACGTACAGAACTCGACCAACAACTACACCATCTGGGTTCACGAAAGTGGTACAGATCAGATCTACTTGAACAACGTCAATGCGGTCAATTCGTTCTTTGAGACGAATGTGTTGGGATCGGCTGCAGGATTGGTTGGAAATTCTCAAGGTGCTGGTGAGAACCTATGGACTCGACTGGATCGCGTTGAGCCCGACTTCATTCAGCAGGGCAACATGAGCATGACCGTCACCGGTAAGGGCTTTGCTGACGATGTTGAGGTTGAATCTGCGCCTTACATCTTCTCATCATCGACGCTTAAAATTGACCTCAAAGAACAGCGTCGCTTGATGAAACTGAAGTTTACGAGCAATCAAACCGGCGGCAGCTACTTCATGGGCCGGGTGGTTCTCAACATCGAAACCGGTGATGTTCGCGGGACCGGGAATCCGTAATGGTTGCCTACGATCCTCGCGGGATGGATTGGGATCAGTATTGCCGACTGATGTTCGAACTTTTTGGTGCGAACCAGTTGGGAACTATCCCAGAAGAGCGTTGGCGTGACTGGGTGGATGGTATGAACGGGATTGGATACTTCGTCAATTCAGGAATCCCAGACCATAGGCCTTTTGATCACTGGCAGGACTGGGCAAAAGCGATGTGCGGAATCATGAATCTTCAGGTGTGAAAATGTACAAAAGCGGATTGCAGGTGTTTGACGATGGCGGAATGGTTTACGGAGGAGGAGATAGAATCCAAGAAGAAGCTGATCCGTCAAAACCATTCATTACGCGATATAACGTACTTGAAAGTGGTGAGGTAGTACCGTACCAAGAACGAAATCAACTTTATGACTGGGCGGCAGAAGATGCAAAGTTTGCGGCATTTCTAGCAACCCCAGAAGGCCAAGCGTGGAAGGCTCAGGACGACGCCAATCAGGCAGCACATAGTAATCACCGAAGCGGTGGTTTCTTTAAGAATATGGTGCAGGACATTGGGCACAATCCCGTCGCCCTTGCTGCGCTGGCCGGAATTACTGGGGGCGCAGCGGCCGAGTTCATTCCCGGCTTATTGGCTTCTGGTGCCGCTACCGCTCCTGCTGTTGAAGGTGGATTGGGTAGTGTCACGATGGCCAATGCCCCAGCAGCATTTACAGGTTCTGGTGCCTTGACGGATGCTGCCGGTTTCGGATCTGGGGTTACCTTTGGTGGTCCCGAGACATTAGCCGGAGCACAGGCCGCATTGTCGTCTGCCGCCTCGCCAAGCTTGCTGGACACCGCAGCCAGATATGCCACCCCCAGCAATCTGGCAAAAGTTGCCCAAACCGCAAGGTCATTGACAAAGAAACCTACGGGAAGCGGTCAAGGAAGCGGTCAGGGTGGGGGTCAGGGTGGCCAGAGTAATCGATCGAACCCATATACCGACCCGACTCTCGATACCACTGAATCATTTCTGACTGGTGGTGGCGGTGGCGCAAACAAGTATGACTTGGCTCAGGTCTACCACCAGATGTCACCGGGTGATACCGGTGGCCTTCCTGTTATGGCCGCAAGCGGTGGATCCTTATCAGACCTTCTGAAAGAAAGCTTCAGCGAGAAGAATCTGTTCCCGCAGTCGAAAGATATCGACGATCGTCCAATGATCTTGACCAGCCAGAACCCCGGTATTAAGACTGACCTTGCCAAGATCAAGCGGATCAAACACATGGGCATGGCTCAAGGTGGCCTCCCCGAGAAGTACGCCGCTGCAGCGCCTCATGGACATCGTCCCGAGTTCATCACCGGTATTACCGGGCACTACGCCTGCGGTAAGGGTACCGGCCAGTCTGACGACATCCCTGCGATGCTCCACGATGGAGACTACGTCATGGACGCCGAGACTGTCTCAGCCCTCGGTGATGGCTCTAGTAAGGCCGGAAAAGAGGTTCTTGAGGGCTTCCATAAGCGGATCAAGTACAAGTCTGGTGGTCAGGCAAATCCTGTCCCTGCGAAGATCGCTGATGGCGAGTATGTATTCGATGCGGGGTTTGTCACGGCTTTGGGTGGCGGTGATAATAGGCGTGGTTCAGAGATCCTTGATGGCCTCCGAGAGAAGCTCAGGGCTCATAAACGAGGTGCCCCGGTGAACAAGATTCCGCCAAAGGCAAAAGATCCCGCTCAATATATCGGGAAGGGAAAATAAATGGCCAACCTACTTCAATCAAGTGCGTGTAAGCAGACTACCGCACCCCAGTTTTATACCGACTACCTTAGCAACCTTGCATCAAGTGGAACGAAGGCGGCTGAGGGTGCGAAGTACGTTGGAGCCACGCCCCTCCAGCAGCAGGCATTCCAGACTGCCGCTCAAAATGCAGGAAAGTATCAACCGGCATTTCAGAGCGGTCTAGGGGTTCTGGGTTGCGCTGCAACGAAAGATGTCTCTGGTGCTGCCGCACCGTATCTGACGGCGGCGATGGAGATGAATCCGGGTCAAGTGGCTCAGTGCTACATGAGCCCGTACCTGAAGAACGCAGTCCAGAATGTATCGGATATCGGGCAGCGGAACATCCAACAGAACCTTGATCCAATGGCCACTGCAGGCCTTGTCGGGTCGGGTCAGTTTGGATCTCAACGTGGTGCTCAAGTTCTCGGTCAGGTTCGTCAGAACGCTCTTCAGGATCTGAATAAGCAGATCGGTTGCATGACCAACCAAGCCTATGGAAGCGCCCTGCAGGCCGCTGGTCAACGCGGATCGCTCTTGGGTCAACTGGGTCAGACGGCGAGCGGCGCTGAAGCCCAGTGCGCTCAGACGAAGACCCAAACGGGACTTGGCTACGGAACTCTCGGAACGTCGGGAAGCCAGCAGAACATTGCTTGCATTGACGCCCTTGCGAACCTCGGTGCCCAGTGCCAGACGATTCAACAGAATGCCGAGTGCTTTGCTCTGTCGAGGTATGGAAAGCTTGCCGGTCTTCTCCAAGGTGCTCAGATCCCGACCGGCGTCAAGACGACGATGAATATGTCGCCTCTGTCGGCTGCGGGTGCAGTCGGCTCTGGTGCAGCAGGCATTCTGTGCAAGTACCCTACTCTGCTGTGCAAGATCAAGGGTGCTCTGTGCTTTGGCGCAAAACCACCGTCGAATGAGCCAGAAACCGACGAATACGGTTTTCCTATAGTCAAGGCCAAGGGCGGTTTGATTCGAATTGGTAAGGTTGGTTGCAGTTCACTCCGCCATTACGGCGGACTGCCGAGGAAATAAAAATGGCTGGACTTACTTCAGATCCCAAAAATACCAAAACTGAATTTGTTGGTGGGCTAGCTAATGTTAATCCTGAAGGGGCAAGTGCAGAAGATTACAAAAAGCTGAAGTCATCGATTGACGAAGCAACGGAAGCTTTGGCGCATCGATACGACAATCCAAATTGGTTCAAAGTAGCAGCAGGCTTTGCCAAGCCTCAGCTTGGAGGATTTCTTGCGTCCCTTGGAAGCGCCTCTGAAGCAATGGGCGAAAACATTGAACAGCAACGCGAAAACATTGAGCCCGTTGCAAGAATGCGTGTCCTTTCAACCCAAGCCGAAATTGGGATGAATCAGCGGATGCAACAAAAAGACTTGTGGAATCAAATACGGGAAGAAATTAAAGCTGGCAAATATCCGACGCCAGAAAGACTTGCATCTGTAAAAGCACTTGGGCCGGCAACTGAAATTGCTGCAGCCGTTGATTCATTAATGCCAAGTGTAAAAGAAAGAATGGGCATGGCTATAACCGCCGGCACTGCCGCACGAGAGCTTCCCGAACTTCAAAATTCAATGACAAATACGGCAATCGCTCTTGCCGATCCATCAAAAACAGAAACCGAGCGCGCAGAACTAATTGCTGCAAGAGACAGTTCTCTGTCAGGCGCAAAACCGCCTAACGTCGATCCGAAATATTGGGAGCAGTTGCCAGTTGCAGACAAAGTCAGGGAGGCAGCAAAATATCAAAATGCCCAGACAGAACGTGGTTTGAGCGAAGAAGATCGATTGAAACGATCTGCCGATATGGCACTTCCAGTTCTCACAAATGGCGCAGAAATTCGAGACTTGGCGCTTGGCAAGGGTCTTCCAGATGTAATTGACAAGGACGGCATAAAACGTAATGGAATGCAACAGATGGGAATGCTGCTAGATATTTTCGGCGGCAACAATTCTTATGACGTACTTGCAAAAGCAATAAATGATGGAAAGTTTGGCGAGCTTGGGGCAAAAATTGATGCTTATGTAAGACAATATAAATTTTCCCCGGAATCGAAAGCTCAGTTTGAAAAACTGGCAATGGAGCTTGCAAATAATCAAGTAAATTTTGCTTCCACTCAAGTTACCCCGACAGATGCATCTCGAAAAATGTCCTACGCGGCGCATCCCGGCATTACCAATAGCCAGCTTGGCCTTGTTGGCATGATTGACATGATGGGATACAAAGCAAGATCTGATATTGATGCTTATTCGTATCTGAGAGAAGCCACACGCAAAGGAATAGATACACGAGGCGACCAGTTTTATAGGAGCTTTTTGAAATTAAAATCAGATCAAGAAAAACAACTTAGACGTGTTGCTACAGGGGTAGTTGGCCAAAATTTGCCTTGGTTTTTTGATGTAGACAGAAATCCAGATGCAACGCCTCAGGAATCGAAACCAAGTTCGCCTAGTGCAACTCAGCCCTCGGTCTCCGGAGGGTTCGCTGCACAAATTCTTGAAAGAGCTAAAGGTCTAAAATGAGCAAGAAGACAGACGATGGCTTGATGGATATAAACAAGCTGACTGATGATCAAATCAAGATTGCTCAGAAGGTAGTTCTTGAAGCTCAACGCCAAGGCATAGACCCAAACTACGCCTTGGCAGTGGCCTATACTGAAAATAGATTTAAAGCAGAAGGCATTTCAAGAAACAAAAAGGGCGAGATTGTTGGTGCAATCGGACCAATGCAGTTAATGCCAGCAACCGCCAAGGAATTGAAAGTAGATCCCAACAATGTAGACCAAAACATTGAGGGCGGAATACGGTACTTAAAACAAAACCTTGACAAATTTGGAGGCGACAAAACAAAAGCCGCAATTGCATATAATGCTGGGCCAAATCATTCATTTTTCAAGACCGGGAAAGTCGAAGATATTCCCGAAGAATCTGTGGGGTATGTTTCAAGCATTCATCGAAACTATCCGCTGACCGATCAAGCAAGCGAAACAACACCCACTCAGGTTCCTGAAGCGAAGCCGGCTGCATCAACTACTAAGCAACCTGCAGCCCAATCAACTGGGCAACCTGCTGCTCAACCCACTCAGACTGAACAAACAGATACTACGAATAAAGACCTGCATGGGAATGAGATTGTACCGGGAGTGCCGCCCGTAGAAAATCCGAATGTCAATCCTCCGGTTCCTCCTGATGCTGGGCATGAAACTACAAATGCGGACAGCGATTCTGATGCGCGTGACATTGTATTGTTGGGTGGTGCTGCATTAGGAGCTAAAGGTACCGCCGCTGCGAATGCTTTTCAGCAAAAAGGCAACTACGTTAATCAACTTACAGGAAGACCTTGGACATCATTTGCTGAAGAGAGGCCATTGTTTGCTTCCGGCAAAAGAGGTTTGGATGCTTACATCAAATCTCAATTTCCCGAGGGGCATAGGATATATACCAAGCAACTTGAAGAAATTGCACACGAAATAGCAAAACGTGGGAATCCAAATGCGGAGCCCATAAAAATTAACACAATGTCTCAGGCTCAAAAACAAATTGCTTTGATAAAAGCAAAAGAGGCCGAGTACGATAAAAAAATTATTGAAAGGACTGGCAGACCGGCTGCGAAAATCACAAAAACGATTAGTCCAGCAAGGGCCGCCGCTGACTTATCAAAGTACCTTCCCAATTCAAGTACGCCTCTGACAAATAAAGTAGTTATCCAACCGGCTCAGGCAATTGGCAGGGGGATTGGGAGTGTTGCCCCTGTGGCCGGGAAAATTGGACTCGGAGCACTTGGCGGATTGGGCGCTGCTTTTAATGCACTTGAGGCAAAAAAACTTTGGGACGAACAAGGAGGCCACAAGAACTGGCGAACTTATGCAAAAGGAATAGGTGCCTTAGGTGGTTTGGGCACAATGATTCCCGGTCTTCAAGCTCCCGGTGCTGCAGTATCAATGATTGGTTTGGCCCCTGAAGCAGTCGATCTTGCTTCGGAATATGGTCCAAAAATCGCAAAATACGTTACTGATCCGAAAAAAATTTACGAGCGTGCGAAGCAATATCAAAGAGAGCACCCGTTAGATATTGGTCAAGTGGCCGGCGGCCTTCAGGCATTCGGTCAGTAAGAATCTCCCCTCTGGTCCCCCGACCAGTTCACCCCCTCCGGTGTAAGCCAGAGGGGGATTTTTTTACCCCCGAATCTCAAGGATCTTGTCAGCCACCAGTGCATTGTATGCACGGGCGACGTTAATACATTCCCGGCGCTCTTCCTCGACGATCGCTGGCTTGGCCTTATCAATAAAGGCGTTTGCCAACTTCACAAGGTCGTCTTCCAGAAAGTCGTAGTCACCCTCAAGGAAGAGGTTAACGAACGTATCAATGACCTCTTCGCGGTTCATGCTACAGGCGTCGAGTGTTCGATCTTAAAACCCTCTCCAAGAAGACGGATCAGATCGAGTTTTGAGACAAGCGAAGCCTGATACGTCTGGCCGGCAACGAACGAGATTGCTGCGTTCTTGTTCGGCGCAAAGACCAGTTTCTCGCCAGCGGGACCATTCACTTTGTAAATTTTATCTGCCATTTCATACCCCAAAATTGTTTTTAAGTTTCCAAAAATTAAGGAGACATTGAAACATCTCCCATCCCTTGGTCAGTTCTTCCTCTGACCATTCCATGACTTTTACAAGCCCCGGATGTGATACTGATGCAAACACGTTTGCACATCGAGCATTTGGTAGACCTAAACCATGCCGATATGCAGCC